CCTTTGTGCGGCTCCTTCAGCAACATCAGCACTACTTTGTACTACCGGTCTTAAATCTTCACTACTTTCAACACCTAATTTAAATGGTGATTTTGATACAATTGCTTTTGGTACTCCTTTTAACTTTTGTGCTGCCTTAACTACATCGTCTCTTGCTTCAGCACTTGCTATTAATTTACCACCCGAAGTAACAACAGAAGCCATATTTTTAACATTTATATCGGTTTGCTCTTCATTTTCAGCAGTTTTAGCATTATCTAACTGCTCCGCAAGAGAATTATTAAAATCTTGGGTCGCTTCATTTATCTCCCTTGCTTGTTGAGTTTGTGCGTTGGCTTGTGCTATACTTGCTCCCGACCCATACAAATCCATTTTATAATTATAGTTTATTTTTTATTTTTCATAAATTTAAAATAATTTATTTTCACCTTCGGCAATCTTGGTTTCAAATCTAATGTATGCGGATGCTGGGTTAGTTTGTAAATCAAGATATAAGAAACTATATGGAGCATCTTCAATTGCTTTCTTATATAACTCCATAAAAATATTTGGGAACATATCCCCATATTCTTCATTTAGTTTTTCTAACTCTTTCATATTCTGCTGCTTCATAATAATTACATCACTACTATTGTTTCGAATTAAACCACTAACAGCACGGAAAGATTGAGTTGTGAAAGCAAGTAAACCAATACCATAATGACGGAATCTTGTTGCGAGAAAACTAACGGCATTTGTCTTTTTAAAATCTTTAGTTAAAATATCATCTAAAATCATAGCAACTGTTGGTCTCTCAAAATCTTCATATTTCTTTTGGCTTTCAATTAAATCCGTAATCATCTCATCGGTATAATGATCTTCACAATCAAAATATTTATTCATTAATTTACCCTTGGGATCAGCATTAAGAGTGTTACTTATAATTTTCACTATATCAAACTTGTCTTTATACATATCGGGATTACATAATAAATTTACTAATAGATTGGACTTACCTTGTTTTACCGAACCAACAATTAAAAGTAATGATGGTGGTTGAGGTAAGTGAGGATGAATATCACTAAATCTATCATCGGGGTCGGGATCTTTCACTTTGAAAACCTTGGGCGGTGCTTTCTCCATTTATAAGTATAATATATATTTTTTTTATATTTTTAATTTATATAAATGAACCAACACTTTTACATCAATCTAGAACATAGAAAGGAAAGAGATTTAATTACAAGACAAGAACTCAAGAAACTTGGAATCAAGAAACCAAATAGATTTAATGCGATTACTCACGAAATACCATTAGTGGGTTGTGCGAGATCTCATATTGCTTGTTTAGAAAAAGCGAAAGAGTTGGGATGGGATTATGTTATTATCTTTGAGGATGATCTTAAGATTGAAGGTAAAAATTCAATCATATCTAAATTCAATAAATTTATTAAATATGATTTTGATGTATTGTATCTTGGATGTTGGAATTATTTAAAACCACAACAAGTTGAAAGAGATTTAGCAAGAGTTATAAGAGCGAGTTGTTTTCACGCTTACATAGTGAAACAACATTATTATGATACTTTAATTGATAATCTTAAAGAAGGTATTGAATTAAAATTAAGTGAACCGGAAAATAGAAAATATAATAATGATGAATATATTGAATCATTACAAGCAAAAGATAGATGGTATTGTATTACTCCAATCCATATTACTCAACGAGATGGATGGAGTGATAATTTTCAAGAGTATAGACCTTTTAGTGAAAGAATCAAGAATATCCCACGATAGCTTTAATAAATTCACTTGTTTTCTCTTCAAATGATATATTAGTTGAATCGAGTTTCATATTCTCATCTTTAAACTTCTCTTTATCAATTGTATTCTTGCCGTGAACCACGGCAGTCATATTATACAATGGATTCGTGAGTGCTATGGTTTTTAATTTACAAGATTGAGTTATACCCAACCCCTCCGCTTTATTTGAATTTAAGAATCCACAAGTTTTATTATACCACGATTTCGTAAACATTAATGTTGCTTCGTGAATTAGTTTTTTATCGTCCCCACAATCTAAAGCATAGAAATCATCCTTGGTGTAAGGTGGATAAATAAAGATCATCTTATTACATCCAACGCAACCAGCATTATTGTTTTTTAGTGTTTCAAAAGAGTGAGAGATATATGTTGGCTCATATAAATCATCATCATCCATAAATACAACTAAATTGTTATTTGCGTTTTGAATAAGTCTATGTCTTTTTTCACCAATACTTAATCTTTTTTTATTTCGTATATACTTTAATTTTATGGGTTTAATTGCTGAACTAAATTCTTCATAGTTTTCAATTAAGGGAATATCTCCATCATCGTGGATGACAACTTGTAAGAGTTTATGGGGGTATTCTTGAATCAATAGATTTCTAAAAACGAAGGGTATAAAGTTACGTCGATTGTATGTTGGAATCAAGATTGAGATTTTAGGGAGATCACTCATTTATATTTATATTTAGATTTTATTTTTAATTTAACCCCACAACCAACCTTTTTGAATTTCTTTATCTTTCTTTTCTTGTAATTTAATATAATCCCTAATGATTGATATATCAGCTCTTATTGCTATTAAGTCCGTTTTGATTTTATTAATGTCTTTATTGACTTGGCGAATATCATTCTTCACCTTCTCAATTGGTTTAGTTTCAAATGGATTGCTATAATCGCTCATATATTTGTAATAATATTATAATCCAAATTAAAAAATAAATAATTAAAAATGGATGCAATAACCCCGAGACCTTTACCGGAAAATATAGAGGAATGGAGCGACGAGATAGAGGAGTTATTGAGTGAATGGGGGGAGGTTAGTATGTGCTATGCTTACTTACATAATTATAGTACAAGGAAATATAAAAAGAAATATCAACATCTTCAAATACCAATTATCGTTTTATCAACTCTAACTGGTGTTGGTAATTTCGCAGTTGATAGTTACATCCCAGTTGATTATCAACACGGATTCACGGCAGTTGTTGGTGGTTTCAATATCTTCTGTGGAATCCTTGGAACTCTTGGATCATTCTTGAAATACGCTGAAACATTCGAAGGTCATAGAATCTCTGCTCTCGCTTGGTCTAAACTTGGAAGAGCAATTGAGATTGAATTATCTTTACACCATAAGAAAAGAAAATCTTGTCGGGATTTCTTGAAAGTGTGTCGTGCTGAATATGACAACTTATTAGAATCATCTCCCAATATTGATCTTGACATAATTCAAATGTTTAATAAGAAATTTAATGATAATTATCCGGATGTGAGAAAGCCCATTATATGTAATGGTCTAAAGGCTATTGTGCCGTATAAGAATCATCATACAACAATTGAAATTAAGGAGGAAGAACCACCGGTGAGAGAACCGGAACCGGAACCGGAAATGAATCCATAAGTGGTATAAATCTAATTATGTCAATTTTAGACATATTCATTTTAAAAAGACATCTTAAAATAATTTTCTTAGACACTTTTTTTGACGATATGTCAATTTTAGACATATTTAGATTAATGCTACTTTTATGATAAATAATAGAGAAATATAAAGAAGCAATTGATTTATAATAAAATAAAATAAAAAATAATAATCTATTGAAATTATTTTCTTGATTAATACTATAAAAGGATGAGTTTTATGCCGGAAGTTAAAATGGATTTCATACCCGATGATATGACTGATGATGAGAGTGAAGTTGCAGTTGAGGAAATTGAAGATTTCAATCCGGATAAGGATAAGACCCAAGAGGAGATTGAAGAAGATGAACCGCCGTCCCCTAAGAAAATACCCAAGGCGAAATCCAAGAGAGACGATATGAATGTTAATGACATATTCAATATGCCTCAATCGATAAGTCAAGTAATAGATCCAAATGTTAAATTAACCAAGAAGGGTAAACCTAGAAAGAAGCGACCCCCTATGACGGAGGAACACAAGGCGAAACTTGCTTTAGCACGAGAGAAAGCGATGGAAGCAAGAAAAAAGAAAGCCCAAGAGAAGAAGGAAACTAAAGCGTTGGAGATGGAAGAAAAGGAATTATTAAAGAAACAAAAAGTAAAAAGAGTGAAACAATTAAAAGAAGAAGTAGAAGATAATAAAGATATGTCTAGAATTGACATAATCAAGAAAGAACAAACATTTACTAAAAAAGATTTAGAAGAAGCACAACTCCAAGCAATTATGAATTATGAGAAGATCCGTAAATCAAGAAAGGCTGAGAAGCAAGAGAGACTAAAGAAAGAAGCGGAGCAAGAAGCACTAAAAGCACAACTACGGAGAGCAGTTGCTCCTCCTCAACAAGAATACAATCCCTTTCAAAATTGTTACTAAAAGTAGCATTAATCTAAATATGTCAATTTTAGACATATTGTCAAAAAAAGATGTCAAGAAAATAAATTCTATATGTCTTTTTAAAATGGATATGTCAATTTTAGACATAATTAGATTTATACCATTTTTATATGTTAGTTTAACTTAAACATTTTTTTATATGCTTTAATATTAGTATCTAATGCCGCCGATTGTCCCCATAGTATATAATAACTTAAATACCCCGCACTCATATAATCACCCTTCTCCAAGTCTTTCTTATGACGATCTCTGTATTTACTTCTTCGTTTCTTGTCTTTGTGTTGGGTATAATCTTCATACCTACTATCACCAAATTGGGTCGTTTTTATCTTCTTACCTTCATCATCATAAAATATTGCTTTAAGTTTCTTATTCTTACCCGTGCCTTTCTCCACAACCATTTTTACCATATTGTATAGTATGATAAAATATAAAAATTTAAGTTAAAGAATTACTTTAAACTTTGAAATCCCTCATCATCGATTTCAACCTCATAATCGCTTTCACTACAAGCACTACCTTCACTATTACTTAAACTATCTCTCCTTGTAAACTTGGGGACATAATCTTCATCCACCGATACATTGTCCTTAAACTCTTGAATTAAATCCGGTCGTCCAAACATAGCCAAGACACTAACAATTTCATCATAAGCAACTTGATCCATTCTATACCTTAAAATAGAAAATTATTTTGAGTATTTAGCGAAAATATCCTCAATACTTAATTCTTGTTTAATATCTTCATCAATAGAATCAACTAATTCTTGATACGTCCATTCTTTCTTAAATTTAAAAGAAACAACAAGCCTATCATACCATTCATTACCCCATTCTCCGCCATATTCATCCCATTCGGGTTTTCCCTCATACCATAACTTGATTTCATCTTTCGTCCATTTTGATGTAACGCCCGAATAATCCATTTTATATATATGTAATATAATTTAAATTTTAATTTTAAATTTTATTTTTTCTTTTTATTTCCACCTTCAAGTATTTCTTCTATCAAGCCAACTGGTGTCCTTCTTATTTTTGTGATCTTATATATGACGGCACTTGTTTTATCCACATTAGCATATTCACCATCGCTGTCGTGTATAGATGTTGTAATATCAGCAATCATAGTTGGTTTAGTAACAGTAAATTCAATATCACTTGGATTACCCAAGAAATAATCACTTGCCCCCGAGTATTTATCAACTATACTAATAATGGGTAAATTAGCACCAGTAGGATTACCACCTATTGCTGTTGCTCCTTCTAAAATATTACTTCTTATTGTGTAATATGGTCTCAATACACTTTTTTGTAAATCAGTAGCGGTGATAGTTGTTGATTGAGTTAATATTGTTACTTCATTCTTTAATTCTAATACTTGGGCGTTTGTGGATGTAAAAGAAGTTCCACCAGCATAAAAAAACTCATCGTTAGTTCCATCGTGTAATGCTGTATAATTTGGGACGCAAGTTGGATAAGGTAAAGCATTATAATACATAACAGTTCCAAATTGATTTGTTACATAATTTTTAGTATCAGTTTGTACCACTTCAGCATTCGTAGTTGGTCTATATAATAAATTACTATTTTCATTATCAACTCTTTTAGTTAAAACATTTTGAGGTGAAGCCGGAGCATTCACGGCATAATAATCAAAACCTAAAATATCCCATAAATTATCCTCCCAATTGTCTTCATCAAATCCCCAATTATCGATATAAATACCTCCGTGACTATCAAATATTTTAAAAGGTTCTATATTTTGATTATTACCATTATATTTAATTGTATTATTTGTATTGGTTGCTATAAGATCTTTTGCTGTTTTTGGATAAGGTTGTGTTCTATATGCTTGGTAGTTTCTAAAGTATGGTTTAAATGTTGGTGAAAAACCAAATTGAGGAGGTCTTGGATTAATTTTATAAACTGTATTACCAGCTTCTTGATTTTTATCTGCTGGTTTAATTAATCTTTCTGTGCTTCTATTAGGAGGGCATAAACTCTCACTATTAACAAAATCACTAGGATTACCAGCACTTAATAGATTACCAACATTATTACCCGTATGAAATCTTGATAATTCAAATCTATTTGTTGTAGTATTATAATTGATTGCCGGATTATTTGCTCCAATATAACTCATAGTCATATATGGGTTAAAATCCGTTGTAGCTGTAGATGATCCCGAGCTTCTAATATGATTGATTTGAGTGCTATATTCGTATGTAGTGTCAGTTGGTTTTTTACCATCATTTAGAGTAGCAGCAACACCTATATCACTATTAAAATAACCACTATAAGGAGATATGATTGCTGTGCTATAAGCACTCGCGTGAAAATCATATCCTAGTCTTCTACCTTGTTGGATTGCTTTAAAAGTAGGGTCGGGTGGGTCTATTGTGGCTTCAGTAAATAAATCAGCTGGAATACCACCCACACCATTACAATCAAAACCAATTAAATATATATCTTGAGGATTAGCACCAGTATTATCATAATTAGTTAATTTATAAGGAAAAAATGAGCCATAACTATAACCACTCACAATTGTATTTGTAAAAGATGTTGCTGGTATAAAAGTATCTCTTCTAGTTTTATCATATATAAAAAATACTGGTGCTGTAACCATAGGCACATTATTGGGTGCTGTTCTTTGTGTAAAAGCATCATCTCCAAAAGTTTCATTTCTAGGACTTGCTGTTGCTGCTGTATTGTATTTATTCATATGTAAAAATCTACTATTATCGATTGAGGGTCTATCTAATGTAGCAACATTAGTATCACTATAATAAATTGTATCTTGTAGATCATCCCATAATTCGGGATACAATGCTTGAGTATCATAAAAATCTCTAATGATTTTTAAATTTTCTTCTGTATATAATACATTAATAACTAAAAATGTATCTTCATTTACTGTTTGCGTTGTTGGTACTGCTATTTCTCTCATTAAAATAAAACCTTCTTCGGGATCTATTAGTGAAGCTATTACATTACCACCACTATCGTGTATAGTCGGCATATTTTCAGCAGTATTGAGAAGTTGATGCATCTTTCTCCCCGTCTCAAATATTTCGGGGCGTTTCACTCCAATATAACCAAATGTACCTATATAATCTACAGCTAGTTGTGTAATATTAGCATCAGTAACGGGTAAAGGTTGTAATACATATCCATCATAAGCTTCACTACCAAAATTATAATGATTTTGGGCGTTAATGGGTTTAAATGTATTTGTTTCAATTGTTTTTGTTATAGGATGATTAAAACCATCGGCATCATAGATTTCAAAAATAGTTTCATTTTTAGTTTCAGTCAGTTGCTGTGTTATTTGATTGGCTACGGCACTTGGAGTATTAAAACCCTTATTGACTTCTATTAATAATTTTTCTCTTACTCGGTAATATGTTGCCTCTTGGAAAATACCATTATGATATTTTGTTGGGAATTGTTCTTTATCATTTGTAGCACCAATACTATATGCTATTTTATTTTTAATAAATAAAGTGTATCTTGTATTATCAACTTTTTGTTTAAAATATTGTATACTACTTGCATCTTCTGTTCTTCTATAATCAGCAAAACAAGGGCAATTTTTATTGGTTGTTGCTTCGTCAAATGGTAATCCTTCAGTAATACTATCCCTTGTGGTATATGCTTGAGCGTTATTTCTATTTACATTACCTTTTAATCCTAGGTGAGTATCAAATCTTCTAGGATGTTGCACGTAATTAGGATATTCATTTGAGGTAATATAATAACCAATTATTAATGGAGCTAAATTATCTCTTAAATCTACTGTTTCTTCAGTAGGTAAAGGTGGTTCATTAGGTAAAGATTGTCTCACAACTTCATTTGTGGTTATACTTCTATAATATCCCAATCTATATTTTGGATCATAAGTATTACTTTTTTTATAATAATAATCGTCGGGTTGTATATCAGTATAAGTATTTACTGCATTCCTTCCACGACTTAATCCTTTAAACTCGATTGTTTGTGGATTACCAGCACCAACTTCATTAATAAAAGCTCTTTCTAATGATATTTTATCACCAACATCTAATTTTACAGTTTCATTTAAAGGATTGGTAAATATTGCTGGGTTTGTATCATTCCCAGTTCTACTTTCTACTGATGCGAGGCGATTGCAGTTTATAAGTTTAGTATCAACATATTCACTCATATTTATATTATACAAGTATAAAAAAAATAAAGATAAAAAACAAAGTTAATTAATAAAACCGAAGGTTAATCTTTGATAAAACCCTTCTCAACTAATATCTTATATTTCTCCTCATGTTTCTCCTTAAACACCTCAATCTTATCTTTCCTCTTATAGTAATTATATAATGATTTAGTTTTTAAGATGTCTTTATTATTCGAATAATTTTCTTTCTTTTTTTCCTTATAGCCATTTTGATAATGTGCTTTAGCTCTTTCACGATTTTTAATTTTAAACTCTTCTTTTTTTTTGGTTACTTCATGATAATATTTATTTTCTCTTTCTCTCTTATTTTTGTAATTGGTTAAAACCCTTGCAATCTGCTCGGCTGTTAGATCCATATTGTCTATATATTATATATAGATTTTATTTTTAAATATTTAACGGGATTTTTAAAAGTGGTTTGTTTAAAATGTGAAAATAAAACATCTCAAAAATTATTCTCAACTACTTTTTTTTTTGAGATTTACCCTAACCACTTTTTATTTCCTTTGTCTAATATGAAGGCACACAATAGTTTTACCACTCAAAGCAGTACAAAATGTCTCATTCTCATATACTATATCAATATCAAAACTATTAACCAATAATTCTTGTGGATTATTTAATGATATGTATGTTTTCTCATGTGGCTCAAAATACAATCCACCAGTTTCATTACCACTATTATCAAAACGAG